CGAGCGAGAACGGCCTGCGGTACGGATTTACAATTCAACGATTAAGAACTACGCAGCGGCATGTAAGCAACTAGTCGATCTCATTCCCGCGAGTCAACTCGCAGACGAGAAGGACGAATTGATGGCCGTGGTGAAGTCGTGGACGCGCAAGTAAATTACATCCGCGAGTACTGGGGTAAAATTCAATCAGGCGAGATTGCTGCGTGCCGTCGGTTGAAACAACAGTATGCACGAATCATAGAAGAACTGGACAACCCACGGCCACCGTGGGTTTTTGATTTGGACTTGGCCACAAGGCCGATTCAGTTCATCGAGCATTTTTGTAAACATTCAAAAGGCAGATGGATTGGAAAGCCTGTGCAACTCGAACTGTTTCAGAAGGCAAAATTGCAAGCGGTGTACGGATTCATTCATCAGCACACACGTATGCGACGTTGCCGAGAAGTGTTCACGCTCGTTGCTCGTAAGAATGGCAAGTCTACGGAGAAGGCTGCGACAGGTAACTTCATGTTGATAGCGGACGGCGAGGGCGGAGCCGAAGTGTATTCGGTCGCGACGAAAAAGGACCAAGCGAAATTGGTCTTTTCAGAAGCGGTAAACATGATTAACCAATCGCCAGCGCTCAGCAAGCATATTCGAAAACGCAAAACCGACTTGTACTTTTCACCCACATTCAGTAAGTTCGAACCTCTCGCCAGCGACTCGAACAGTTTGGACGGTTTGAACGCACACAACGTCATCATGGACGAGGTTCATGCTTGGAAGGACCGCAACTTGTTCGACGTCATGAAACAATCCATGCCAGCCCGCGAGCAACCGCTTCTCGATGTCATCACGACGGCGGGTTTCGTGCGCGAAGGCATTTACGATTCGCTTTATGCTTACGCTTGCAACGTGCTCGATGGTCAAGAGAAAGATGAACGGTTTATGGCGTTCATTTATGAACTCGACGACAAGACGGAATGGACCGATTTTCGCATGTGGGAAAAGGCCAATCCTGGTCTTGGCACGATCAAGTCATATGACGAACTCGCAGCCAATGTCGAGCGGGCGAAAGCCGATCCCGACTTCCTGCCAACGGTTTTAACAAAAGATTTTAACGTGAGAGAAACCGTTGCAGGCACATGGCTCACGTTTGATCAAGTGAACAACGAAGCGACGTTCACGATGGACGAGCTTTGCGACAGTTATGCAATCGGTGGTGTGGACTTATCGAGCACGACCGACTTGAGCTGCGCGACACTTCTCATCATGAAACCAGACGGACGCAAGTTCGTGTTGCAAAAATACTTCATCCCTGAAGATTTGGTCGAACGGCGAATCAAAGAGGACAAGATTCCATACGACCGTTGGGTCGAACGTGGATTCGTCAAATTGTCTGAAGGCAACAAAGTGAATTATACAGATGTCACGAATTGGTTCATCGAACTCATTCAAAAATTCAGTATCCGTCCACTCTGGATTGGTTACGATCCATGGAACGCGGCGTACTGGGTGGATGAAATGAAGAACCGCGGTTTTACGATGATTGAAGTACGGCAGGGCGCACGGACGATGAGCCAACCGATGAAGGAACTCGCGGCTGAACTCGATTTGAAGAACGTCAATTACAATAACAATCCTGTGCTGAAATGGTGTTTGACGAACACGTCCGTGAAACGCGACGAGAACGATAACATCCGCCCGATTAAGGGTGCGAATTCTCGCCAGCGAATTGACGGGACGGTATCACTCATCATTGCATACACGGTACTTTTTGAAAAAATGGGCGACTACAAAGCGCTCATTAGTGGATAGGAGGTGAGCGTTTGGAAAAGCGGTCGCTATTTCAAATGATTTTTGGAAAAGCCAAACAACAAATGGACCCGCAACAGCCGAGGCAGTTGTTAAAGTTGATGAACGGGTTCACGCCGCACTTTACGGACCCAAGCGGGAACGCTTACGAGTACGCGGCGGCGCGAACGTCAGTGGACGCGATAGCGCGAAACGGTGCGAAGCTCAAGCCCAAGCACATCAGGCGCGTCAACGGTCAGATCATGACGATGAGCAGTCCGCTCGATTATCTGTTGTCAGTTCGGCCCAATCCGCACATGGATGCATATTCGTTTTATTACAAACTGCTCAGCCAGTTGCACTATAAAAACAATGCGTTCGCGTTCTGGGACCGCGACCCGATGGGCAACGTGAGAGCGATTTATCCGATTGATTTCAATCGTCTCGAATTGCTTGAACACAACAACCAAATCTACGTGCAGTTTCATTTTTTAGGCGGCGACAAATTGACACTTCCTTATAGCGAAGTGATCCACTTGCGTCGCTATTTTCATACGCACGAAATGTACGGAGATCAGAACGGTGACGCCCTGCAAAAGATTCTCGAATTGGTTCACACGACAGACGAAGGCATTATCAATGCCATCAAGTCGTCGGCATATTTACGCGGATTGCTTAGCTTTAACGTCATGCTCAGTGACTCGGACTTGAAGAACTCGCGAGAGCGATTCGTCAACGAGTTTTTCGACATGACGAAGCAAGGCGGGATTGCGGCCATCGACTCCAGAGCGACGTTCACGGATTTGAAGCCTGAACCCAAAATGGTGACGGCTGAGCAGATGTCAATCATCGAGTCCAAGGTGTATAAGTATTTCAACGTGTCGGAACCGATTGTGAAATCGGAGTATAACGAGGACCAATGGAACTCGTTTTATGAGTCCGTCATCGAACCGCTTGCGATTCAAATGAGTTTGGAATTTACGAGCAAGCTGTTTAGCGACGGGCAGAAGAAGTACGGAAACGAGATTATCTTTGAGTCGAACCGACTTCAATATGCGAGTAACAAAACGAAAATTGAAGTGGTGCAAATGCTGATGGATCGTGGCATGATGTCCATCAACCAAGGACTCGAAGTGTTCAATTTACCGCCGATTGATGGTGGCGACAAGTTTATTATGTCTTTGAATTTCGTGGACAAAGACATCGCCAATCAGTATCAACTTGGCAAGCAACAACAAGAGCAACCGCCAGCGGAACCCGCAGCGCCTGCTCCAACAGATGGAGGTGTGTCAGATGGCAATCCAACTCAAGGATAGAGAGTATCGCAGTTTTGCAGAATTCCGCTTGTCCGAAAGCGAGGACGGTGGTTCGTGGGTGGAAGGTTACGCAGCTGTGTTTGAATCGCCGACTGTGCTTTATGAGTTCGACGGCGTTCAGTATAAAGAAACCATTGAGCGCGGTGCGTTCGACGCGGCAGACGTTCGCGATGTGATCTTAAATTACAATCACACGGGTAAGGTCGTTGCGCGTACACGTAATAAAACCCTTCAACTCGCGGTCGATGATCGCGGGTTATTTGTTCGTGCTCGACTTGATGGCACGGAAGAAGGTCGGAAGCTGTATGAAGAAATCCAAGGCGGGTATCTCGACAAAATGTCGTTTGCGTTCTCGATTGCAGAAGACCAATTCGACAAGCAATCCCGTACTCGAAAAATCCAAAAGATTCAACGTCTCTACGATGTCAGTGTGGTATCACTGCCAGCGTATGACGATACATCGATTTCCGCACGTAGTTATTTTTCGGCGGTGGCTGAGGAAGAACGAAAAGCGCTGGAGAGTGCCTCGTTGCTTGAACTCGAAAAAGAGAAATTTCAATTTATCACACAAGTGAAAGGAGTTTAGAAAAACATGGATATTCGCATGCAGGAAATTGAAACGCGCATGGCTGAGCTTGAGTCTATTGTGGCCGAGTCACAGTCCATCGAAGAAGTACGCACTGCAAAAGACGAGGCGAAAGCACTTGTCGAAGAGCGCCAGCTTTTGGTTGAAAAAGCACAAGTTGCACAAGACTTGAACGCTGGAAAATTGGAAGTACGCAAAATTGACAAACCTGAGGAGGGCTTAAAAGTGGAAAACAAAGAACAACAAGTAAAACAATTGATTGAGCAACGCGGCGCCGATTTGAAAGCAGGTAAATCCGTAACGTTTGCCATCAACGAACTCCCTGAGCTTCGTGCCGTAACGATTGCAAGTGGTGATTTGGTCATCGAGAAAAAATACTCGACTTCCCTAAACGATAGCTTTGGTGAGGTATCTGGAACAATCGACGTAGTAAACGCAGTCGTATTGAACGGTGGCGAGTCCTACCGCAAAGGCTTCGTCAAAGGTTACGGCGAAGGCGATTACACCGCTGAGACTGGTAACTACCACGAGACTGATCCTGAGTTTGATTATGTCGATATCAACAAAGTCAAAATCACAGCTTACACAGAAATCACAGATGAGGCTTTGAAATTGCCAAACGTGGCTTACCAATCATACGTTGCGCAAAACATTCAAACCGCAATCCGCAAAAAAATCTCCAAAATGATCTTGACTGGAAATGGCACAAACAGCTTTGTAGGTATTTTCAATGCGCCTACTAACGTCATCCCAACTTCTTCTGATTTGGGTATCAGTGCAATCGATGCCGACACGCTTGACGACATCGTTTTCGCCTACGGCGGCGACGAGGAAGTCGAGGGTGTAGCAACCTTGTTCTTGAGTAAAAAGGACCTAGCAGCATTCGCTTCCATCCGTGATAACGAAGGTCGCAAATTGTACACCATCAATCCGCGTGGTAACACTGGAACGATTTCCAGCGCAGGTTCGTTCAACGTGCCTTACATCATTAACTCTGCTGCACCTGCATTATCCGTAGCTGGTACTGCGACAGACACGTACTGCATGGCTTATGGCGTACCTGTCAATTATGAAATGCCGATCTTCTCCAACTTGACGGTTGAAGAAAGCCGTGATTTCAAATTCCGCACAGGCCAAGTGGCATATCGCGCGTCCATCTGGGCAGGCGGTAACGTAGCATCGCATAAAGGTTTCGTTCGTGTGAAAAAAGTAGCAGCGACTTAATCTGAGGTGATTTCGGCATGGGCCGTGTACGAGAAAAAGTAGTGAAACTCAAAGAAGAAAACGGCATTGTCTATTTCAAAGCCATTTTCAAATTGAGCGATGAAGAACACAAAAATCTATCGGACAAACTTCGATACGAAGCAGAGAAGTCGGGATTGAACATCGTTTTGATCCCTGCTTCAGCTGCACTTACGAATGCAAAAGGAGAGTGAGCCTTATGGCGATGCTCGACGATGTGAAGATCGCGCTGAGAGTGTCGCACACGGCACTCGACGGTGAGATTACAGATTTGATCGCAGCGGCTCGGCAGGATTTAATCCTGTCGGGCGTTTTGCCTGCAAAAGCCAATCTCGACACCGATGCACTTGTCAAACGTGCCATCATCACATATGTGAAAGCGCACTTCGGTTATGACAATCCTGACGCGGACCGTTTGACGATTGCCTATCACAATTTGAAAGCGCACTTGACGCTGGCGGGTGATTACTCATGATGTGGCGCGATATCTGCGAACTCGTTGAACTTGTCAGCACACCAGACGGCTACGGCGGGTACACGACAACAGAACTTTCACGCACGGTTTTCTGTGATCAAAAAAGTGTCAAATACACCGAGTTCTACAAAGCACACGCGGTCAACTTGCAACCTGAGATTAACATCGCGGTTCGCAACGTGGATTACAACGGCGAGAGCCGATTGCGCTTTGCAGGGCAGTTGTACGACATTTTGAGAACGTATTCCGATAACGGTGAAGTGATTGAGTTGACGTGTCAGAAACGCACGGAGGTGATTTGAATGCGTATTCGGATGAAAGGTTTAAAAGAGTTACAAACCAAAATAACGGATTGGCAAGATCACCGAGTGAAAAATCTTGAGCAAGTCATAAAATTCACAGGACGAGCCATTCGAAAAGATGCTCGGAGACGCGCGCCGAAGAAAACGGGGAAATTGAGAAAAAGTATTACTTTTCATTTCAAGAAAAGTAAAAAACGTGGTGAAATGTACGGCTACGTCAGAGCCGTGGCTCGTTATTCTCATGTCATTGAAAACGGTTCTGTGAATCGAAATATTGCTCCTAGACCCTTTATTAGACCGGCAGTTGAGGCCGCTAAAGATGACTATTTGAAATGGCTTGAAGCGGCAATGGGAGGGTAACGAGATGAG